GCCGTCGGAGCCGCGGGGGTGCCGGTCAGCGTCGGCGAAGCCAGCGGAGCCTTGGCCGCGAGCTGCGTCTGGATCGCGCTCGTGACTCCGGAGAGGTAGCCGAGTTCGGTCGACGTCACGCTCGACGCGGCCGGGCGGCCGCTGCCGTTGGCGATCATAGCCCGGTTCGCCGTGAGGTCCGGCTGCATGACCTTGATCGCTTCGGAGACCGTGATCTTCTTCGAGCCGGACGAGCCGGCCGAAACGTCGACGATCGCCAACAGGTCGCCGCTCGCGACGTCGGTCGCCAGGATCGAGGTGAGTTCGGATATTTTTGCGTCGGCCATTGGTCAGTTTTCCAGGATCAGGTAATCGCCGCTTTCCAGCAGCAGCTTGTCGCCGCTCTCCAGCAGCCAGTGGTCGCTCGCCCGGTACGGTGACGAAACGCGCTCCGGCAACCTCGACGGATCGGACGGCTTCAGCGTCAGGCGGACCTTGCCGGCCGAGTCCTTGGCGAAGTCTTCGGGGAAGCCGCCGACGACCGCCTTGAACCGGATTCCGTCGCCCGCCTCGGCGTCGAGGCCCTGCCGCATCACGACCACGTACAGTTCGTCGCCGGCGTCGTAGGCGAGCAGCAGCAGCGCAATGTCGTCGCCCGTGTCGTCGGTCTCGATCAGTCGCTCGAACTCGATGCCGACCTGCCGCTCGCCCGGAGCGTGGACGATCGTCCCCAGGTCGCGGGCTTGGGCCGACAGGTCGTTCACTTCGTCGGTGCCGGTGATGTCCTGGGTGAGACGCACCGGGATCAGGTCGGCGCGGTGGTATCCCGCGTCGCTGATGTGGATCGTCGCTTTGCGCCCCCAGGACACGCCCACGTCACACGGCCTCGGTGGTTTTCAGTTTGGAATGAATCCGCAGGACGGCGCGATGCTGGTCCGCGAAGCGGTAACAGGGTTCGGAGCCGAACGGGAGCACTTCGTACGTGTACAAGGTCGAGCCGTCGATCTCTCGAATCAGGTCTCCCGGTTCCGGTAGCGTGACGGCGTCGTTGAGGCGGTAATACGTCGAGTCGATCAACCAATCGCGCGACTCGACGGTGACCACCAAGCCGTCCCCGTCGTCGATCTCGAACGGCGTTCGGCCGGGCACGGCCGTGACGTCTGCGGTCTCCGCGCCGCCGCGCACAAGCGTGACCGGGCAGCCCCGGGTGAAGGCGGCCGTCGCAACCGCGCGACGCAGGATGTTCGTGATCGACACGGCGTTTCCCGGGAAACGGGCTGTAGTCTACGTCAACAACTCCACGGTCATGCTCTTGTCGCTGGCGTCGCCGCTGCCGCTGTTCGTGCATTTCACGCCGACGTACCGTTTCACGTCGACGGGGAGACGGCAGACATACGTCGCGGCCGCGGCCCCGGCGCCGCCCGCGCCGGTTTGGGTGATGGCCGCGGCGATGAGCGCGGAGCTGCTCGACAGGTCGGCGTTGTCCGAGTGGATAACGTCGTACTTGAGCGTGTCGCCGTTGGCCAAGTCGCCGACGACGACGGCCGGCGCGGAGATCTTCAGTTCCGCGTCGGCCAGAAAATCGCCGTGACTGCCGTGCCCCAGATCGAACGCGTCGCACGTGGTCGACGCCGCGCCGTTGGGGAGAGCTTTGGTGCGCTTGAGTTCCGTGTCCTTGTGCGAGAGGCCCATATTCGTCTTTCGTGAGGAAGGAAGTGGGAGGTCGGGGTGACGCCCGGGGCGCGTGCGCTACAGCGTCAGGGCCTCGGTGTCGAGGATGGCGTCGGTCACCTCGATCGGAATGCCGTCGTGGTCGACGGGCGTCGGCACGTACGCGCCGGTGGGCGTGGTCGCCGTGCGGCTCGTTTGCAACTGGAATCGGCTGCGGCGCGACATCAGGAGGACATCGGGCTTCATGCCGGCGGGGAACTTCGAGACCAGCTCCGCGAGGTGCGCGTCGGTGAGCTTCTTGCCGGTCTCGGCCGTGAGCTTCTTGATACGGCCGATCGAGTAGACGGACGCCACCTGCACGCCCGGATACGCGGTCATCGTCGACACGTAGCCGTCGAACTTGTTGCCGTCGTCGTCGGCCAGCGACTCCACGCGGTAGGGGTCCATCTCGAGCTTGCCGTTCTCGCCCCAGACCCAGGCCACGTCCTTGGGGCCGAATTTCACGGCCCAGACGCTCGACCCGGTATCCGCCGTGGTGCCGCCTGCGTCGACGACCAAGCCGGAATCGACCGCGGCGAGCAAGCCCGGAAATCCCTTGGCGTTGCCGGCGCTCGTGCCGTAGTAGAACTGCTTGCAGAGCGCTTGTAGCTCGCCTTCGAGCGTGCCCTGGTTTTCGATCGCGATGTACGCCTCGGGCCCGTCCTCGTGCGCGTCGGCCACGGCCTTGTCGATTTCGAAGCGGGGATGGAGGATCGCCGTCTCGACGAGCCGATTCTCGTACGTGTGCTTGTGCGGCGCGACGCCTTCGTTCGCGTTACGGAACGATCCGCTGCTGTTGCCTAGGGCCGTCCGCACGAGCGTCTTGTAATTCTGCTTCTTGATCGTGCGTGCGTAGCCTAGGCGCAACTCGGGATGCGCACGCAAGCATTCGTCGACCAGGCCGACGACCGCATCGGATCCGTTGGACTTGGCGATGTCGAGCATCGTGGGACGAGCCATGCTGAATTCCTCGAAAAAGGGGAGATGAGTCGGGTGCGGTGAACGACTGCGTGGCGGCTACGCGCGGCCGGGGAGTTTGATGCCGGAAGCGAACCGCTGCAGACCTTCGGGGAGTTTGCCGGCGAAGCGATCCTGCGGCGCCCCGGACTGCGTCGGTTCGTCGGTCACCGTGGACAGCGCCGCGGTCTCGCCGAGATTCAAAGCGGCGAGACGCTTCTTCGTCGCCTCGTGCGCTTGCGTCTCGCTCTGCAGCTGCGCCGTGAGCTTGCCGCACTGGAGTTCGAGCGCCTGCTCGAACGTCTTGCCGTCCGCGTACCACGCGGCTCCGTCGGCGGCTCCGAAGGCCTCGACGTACCGCTTGAGCTCGGCCTGGAACTTCGTGCGGTCCGTCGCCGCAACGTTCGGCGGCGCATCCTTGGCCGCGAGTTGCTGTTCGGACGCGGCGGGCGAGCCGCTTTCGACGGGCGCGTTTTTCGGCATCGGATTTCCTTTCGAGAAGATTTGCACCGAGACCTCGCCGACGTCGGCGCGATCGCGGCGAAATTCGGTCGACGTGTTCGGGTCGGCGCCGTGCGGGCAGACGGCCACGGCCATCAACGGCCATTTGCGCACGACGTACCCCGGCCCGGCGAACGTGTAGCCGTTGACTTGGACGGACTGGCCGTCGCCGACGTACTCGATCACGGAGCCTTGGAGGTCGAACTCGATCGACGCTTCGTACGGCACGCCGGCTTGTCCCTTGGCGGCGATCTCCGCCGCGCGGTCGTCAGCCTGCGTCGACACCAGGTACCCGCCGACTTCCAGGCCCTTGCTTTGGTCCGGCGCGAAGGTGTCGAGGTAGCCGAGCACCTCGTCCCACCAATGGCACCAGTCGACGATCACGCGGTCCTTGTGGAGCACGAGGCCGGATAAATCGTGGACGATGCGGCCCCAGTACCAGTGATTGATCGGCTCGGCCGACCGCGCCAGCATGCGGATCGGAATCTTGTTCGGGGCGGTCGGTTCGGCCGCCGCAAAACTCACGACCGACGCGCGCAGCCGGGCCGCGGTCTTGGGCACGCTGCGAACTTGTGTGTCTTCCAAAGCGGCGCTAGGCATCGACGTCTCCCGAAGAGTTCGCTTGTACGACGCTGAGCTGGTACGGCTGCGGCAGGAAGTTCAGCGGCACCCCGTGCTTCTCGGCGAAGTCAATGACCCGCGCCGTACGACGAATGTTGTCGTAGACGTCGCCGGTGCCGCGAGCGCGACAGATGCGCTCGGGATTGTCGAAGCCGGCCCCGACGGCTTGGCAGTCGCCGTTGATTTCTTCGCTCGGCTTCCACCAGGGCATGCCCTTGGCCACGAATTCCCAGTCCAGGTCGGCGATCGTGCGGCCGCTGGGCAGCGTCAGCTCTTCGTTCACGATCGCGATCTGGAGACGGCGGATCAGCATGCGGTCTTGGATGTTTGCCAAGTTTCGCCGCTTGATGAACGCGCTGCGTTCGTAGTGCAACCAGCTGCCGCGCGACCCGAAGAAGTTCGTGTGGGCTTCGTCGTAGAAGCTGTAGGGAATGTCGAGCGCCTTCAGCGCGACCATCGTCACGAGCTGCGTGAAGTCCTGGAACTGGCTGGAAGGATGCTGCGATTCGAGGAACTTCGCCTCGTCGCCAGGATCCATGTCGAGGAACACGGGGCCTTTTCCGAAGTCGACCTGGTACGCCGACCGCTTGGGCTCGGCGTCGTCGCCGATGCCTCCCGAGATGTCGCCGGCCGATTCATTGGCCTTGCGCATGATCGCCATCGCGAACAGCTGCGAGACCTTCGCTTTCATGAGCGCGTAGTCGAAGTTCTCGTACACGTCGCGCAGCGGATTGAGCGCCGAGACGATCGGCGAGATTCCTCGGACCTGATCCCACCGGTCGTAGTAGCCGTGCCAGATCACGTTGCCCGCGTTCACGGTGCGCTCGAATTCGAACCCCCCGCCGCGGCGGCGGCGATGGACGGCGAAGGCCAGCGCGCGGCCGGCATCGTCGACTTTGATGCCCTGCACCCATTCGCCTTTGAGGTTCTGTAGTTCGGACGAGTTACGTACTCGGTCTCCTTCCAAACCCTGGAAACGACCATCGCTGAGAACCACGAGGCCGTTGTCTCCGGTCACGATGGCCTGCGCCTCGAGCATGCGCACGGCGGATTCCCAGCCGTGCCGACCGGCGACGTCGAAGTTGAACGCTTTCGAGTTCTCCCAGACGAAGTCTTCCAACTCGCGATCGAATCCGTCGTCGCCGGTCTTGGCGTGGAAATCGAACGTCGAGGTGTAGTCCAGATGGCGCCGAATGGCCCAATTCGCGATCGCGAAATTGCGGCAGATGTCCCGCGCGTTGGCCTGCACCTTCGCACGCTTCGCCGCGTCGAGCACGTCGTCTTCGCCGCGGAAATTGACGGCGGGCGTGCGTCGCTTCGTGCCGCCGTCCGCCGCGTCGTACTGGAAGCGACGCGAAGGATCATGGGCCGACGCCTGCAGCTCGTAGTACGGCCGCGCATCGCGGTCGCCGCCCTGGGCGGAACCGTGCAGCGCAGCCGAACCCGCGACCGTCAAACTCATGAAAGCGATCCGGGCGAGCATCAGAACGAGCCCAAATTGATCGAAGAGGCGATCGGGCGTTTACCGCGCTGCGCGTCATCCTCGGCCATCAACTGACGTAGCTCCGTGCGCAGCGCTGCGAAGTCGTAGGTGACCGAGACGCCGTCGGTCGCGACCGAGACGGCGCCCGCGCGAAGAATGGCTTGGATCTCGGCGATGCGTGCGCTGTGGTCGGGCATTATCGAAACTCTACGCGGGGCGAAGTGTCCCGCCGAAGTTCGTGATTCAACGGACGTTACGGCGATGGATCCGTCGCGTCGCTCTCCGGTACGTTCGGCGAGCCGTTCACCGAGACCACCGACGGTTTGCGATTTTCGAGATGACGATCCGTGCGACGCTGGCCGCAGTCGGCACACGAGGTGTCGCGCCATACGACGTGCGTGTACGGGCGATCTTCCACCAGCAGCGAGTGCTCGATCTCACGGTGATTCGTGTATTTCGTGCGGTTCGTCGAACCGCAGGCTCGGCAGGCGGTCAAGGTGCCTTCGACGATCGGTGAAGGATTCGCGGTCGGTTGCGGGGGAGCTTGGACGACGGCGGCCGGTGACTTGCGACGTACGTTCTTCATGCGTGCTCCTATCAAAACAGAGGACGAACTCGTTGAGCGGCCGGCGCCGACCCGGGCGACGCCCGCGAAGTGTGCGGCGGAAGTGATTTGTCGCGCGTTGTTAGCCCCTTGAGCGAGGCGCCTACGGTGCATCCGACGAGGCAGTCCCAGAGATGGTTGTCCGGGCGCCCCGGCTTGGCGTTCCAGACGTCGACCGTCCGGCCGGTCTTGACGTTCTTGACGCGGGACCGCGTCTCCGACGTGCAGTGTTCCGCGAACATCTCATGGCGTTTGCCGGGGCCGCCGAAGAACGTGATCGCACCGCGATTGCCGAACGGAGACGCCAGCGCATCGGCGACGAACGACTTCCAGTAGTTCGTGTCGACGTCGACGCCTTTGACGCCGAACTTCGAGTGTTTGTAGTGCCAGTGGTGTCCGAGCTTTTCGCCCGGCTTAATCCGATACTCGTGCATCGGCGCCTTGTCCGGCGTGATCCCTTTGCCGCGGGCCGGGATCAGCCAGCCGTGAAACTCCGGCAAGCGGCAGACTTCGGCGATCTCGGCGGTCATCGCGCCGTCGCCCCAGTCGACCAGGCAGAGATCGATCGGCAACGCGCCGTCGCTCCCGGTCTCGCGACGCCAGACGCGGCCTCGTAGATGACGAGCGAGGTCCGTAAGGCCTTGCTTCACGGCGGCCTGCGATCGGCATCCGGGGTAGGCGGTTCCCAACCTGGGATCCGCATCGGAGGCGGTGAAGTACTCGCGTCGCTGCTCCGGCCATGCGCCGTAATCGATGGGACCGCCTGCGAAGTCGTCACGCCACGCCGAGACGCACCAATAAAACAGGTCGTGCTGCACGTCGACGAAGGCCGTCACTAATACCGCATGCAAGGGCACGATCGCCGCCGGTAAACCCGTGGTCTTGGTGACGATGTCGGCGACGGTGAGCTCCGTCGTATCTCCCTGGTCATCGCGCTTGGGCGTCTGCTGGTATTCCGCGAGAAAGACGGACTCATCCTCGAAGTAGAGATCCATCGCGAACTGCAATGCGGACAACTGCGCAGGCAGCTTGCGCGCTTCCCAGGCCACGGACGCTCCGGCGTCCATCGCCTTGCGGTTGCGGCGATAAAACGCATTGCACGCTTTCCAGCGATCGACGCCCCGAGCTCCGGCGACGAGCGCGGCGCGGCGAATATCGTAGTACTGACGCCACAACTCCATGTCGGCGGGAAACCGGTAGAGCAGCTTGTACCGCGTCCCTTGCCATTCGGGATTGAGGGTCGGATCCAGTAGCTGGTCGGCGACGTCGCCGGGTTGGATGATCGTCACCATCGCGAACAGCGAGACTTCTTTTCCCGGACCAGCCAGTCCGCGCACCGCACCCTTGATGATCTTGAGCCGCCGGCGAATCTGCTTCGCACTGCGAGCGGAATCGTCGGTCTGCACGTCGTCGAGCAGGACTAGGTCCGGACGTACGCCCTTGCAATTGAGGCCGCGCAATCCGCCGGTGAGTCCCTTGGACACCAGGATGACGCCCGCTGCCGGACTTCCCTCGATGCGCGGAAAGACGATGCGGTCTTTGCCCCAGTGAATGAACGTGGGTTCACCGGCGTGGGTCTGGCCCTTGCAACGGTTAGCGACGTCGCCGACGTTGCGCACCGGCACGCACGTTTCGGGGTAGTCTTCGAGCAGGCGATCGTTCGTGAGCAGTTCGAACTTGATGTCGTCCAGCAGCTCGTCGGCCAACGACTTGTTCGCTCCGACCAGCACGGAAAAACGACGATGGCCTTCGAGCGACGCCCAAAGGATGAGCGCCTTGGCGATCGTGCTCTTGCCGCCGCCTCGGGGCATCGCCGTCGGCTGTTGTCCGCCTTGCAGGATAACGCGCGCACCGTGCTCGGCTACCTCCTTGAGGTCGGGCGGCCAACCGAGATGAAACCAGTGAGGCAAGTAGGTGTCGCACCAGCGCACGACATCGAGGCGGCAAGCCTCGCGCCGAGCGATGTCCGCAGGCGGCGGAAGTTCGCCGACTTCGCGATCGCGTGCGCTGGCGACCGCGTTACGCTGCCGCTCGCGTTCTTTCTTCCGCTCGTAGGCCTCGGCCGCGGCTGCGCCCGTTTCCCGGGAAACGGCCGCGACCGGGGGCGGTTCGCGATAGCGCTCGGCGGCCAGCCAGCCGGCGTAGCGGACGAGGTCGATCGTGCGACCGTCGCCGATGCGCGAGCCCGCCCGTGTCCGATGGCCGCGGAGTTTGCGGTCGTCGAGCACGGCGCCCTGGGGCGTCGAGTTGAGCAGCCGGCACACTTCGCCGGGCTTGAGCTTGCGGGGATCGGTCGCCACGTTCGCGATAACCGGTACCAGCGCCGCCGCCGTCGCCGCGATCAGATCGCGAGGCATAGGGTCTTAGCCCCCCCGATCCCGGCGCGCACGCCTCTCGTGACCTACGGTTTCTGTAGCCCGCATGCTGTTTAACTCAGCGTGTCGGTCAGGGGGTCGTCGCAGTTGACGCTGCGGCGGCCCCCGCTTCGTTCACGGCACGCGGCCGGCGAGCCAGGCCGTGAAGTGAATCAGGTGGACGGTGCCGTCAGGATTGCGCGGCGCTCCGCCGGCCAGGTCGCGGCGCACGCACGCCGCGTCGATCGGCGCGCCGCCCGCCTTCGTGAGCAGCTTCGCCAGCGCGTCGGGCGACAGGCGCGTCGGGTCGTGCGGTTCGGCCGCGGCCGCGGCGGCCGCCGGTGGTTTGCGTTTCGCCATGCGGCACCTCGGATCCCGGAGCCGATCGCTGGGCTCGCTCGCCGGTGAAATCTTCCCAGCGGCGGACGATGACGTCGCAGTACAACGGGTCGAGTTCCATCAAGCACGCGCGCCGCTCCAGCCGGTGCGCGGCGATCAGCGTCGTGCCGCTGCCGCCGAACAGGTCCAGCACTCGTTCGCCGGCGAGCGTCGAGTACTGCAGCGCACGCTCCGCCAGCTCGACGGGCTTCTGCGTGAGGTGGACCATTTCCGCGCCGG